GTGTGGTACGCGGAAGTGAGCGTGAGAAGACGGTGCGGTTGTGGCGTGTCATGTTTTGCGGTGTGGTATATTGAAGAGTGATAGTATAAACACTATTGAAAATAGGAGTGATTAAAATGTTTAAAGTTAACGCTTATGTAACCGAGATTGAACCTGATAATTTTTATGAGGTCGATATTGACGGTGTGTTTAAAACCACGGTCGCTGATTGTGGTACCGTCGATGATAGTGTGGTCACGTTTACATCGGCTCTTACTACGGTTCTTGAAATTATGTATGGTGATTGTGATTTTGATTTCGTGTGTCGTAGTGATAAAGTTGGTGTTTGTCGTTCATATGTTGTCACAATTGACGATGAGGTTGAATGATATAAAATAAACCGGTGATATATAAAACCCCGATAGGGAAAAAACTATCGGGGTTAATTGTTATTTGTTAGTTGTGCTCGAATATATTCATATTGTATGTGAAGTTGACGATTCCGGCTTTTCCGGTTCCGTTTAGCACGTCTATGATACTGAAATTCATTCCGTCGAATTTTAATTTGAGTGGTGTGCTATCGTCAAGAAAACCCATAAGCATAGACCATGCACCCCATGTGTTTGACTTGTTTACGGTGGCGAAAATATTTTGATTCCATTCTGTTTTATTGCCTCGGAATACGTATGATATGTCTAGCCCGTTAATGAATACTGAGAGTGTACCGTCCGTTACGCCCGGAAGTGCAACGTCTATGTGACGTTCCACGCGTGGCATTGCGGTTGCGTTAGTTTGAATTGCGGTGGCTATGTATTGTGCGTATATTTCTGAACCCTCAGTGTTGGGGTGTATGTCTGTCATTCCACTGTGATAGTATAGGCCCCACGATGGCGCATCCTTGACGGTGAGCACGTTTGCGTTGCGGCCACCGGCACACATGACACCGTATTTTTGGCCGTCATCGCGGGTCGGCCAAGTGTTATCGTACATCATTGGAATAAAAACGATTTTTGAATATGGGAAATTGGTTTTAGCGTAGGTGAGCGCTGCTACAACGTCGCTTTCCTTTAACGTGTTGTATGCGTCGTTACGGCCACCGCCGATTACGACGTATTTGATTTTAGTCTTATCGGTTGTCGCGCTGTTAGCTCGCTGCAATTGCTGTAGGAATGTCGTGCCGGTGATGAAACCGCTCCCGCCGACCGCGTAATTGTTGCATTTCAAGCCCAGTTTTTTCGCCGCTTTTACTATCATGCTATCAGTTGCGGGGTTAGTTGTTCTGAAACCCTCGAAATAGCTATCGCCGATTGCAATTAGCGTATCTTGTGTAACCGGAATTTGTACGTATCGATTGTCGCTTTCGTTTTTTGTATATGTGTCGTTTATACGGTTTTTAAGATTGGTCGCGTTTTTTACGGTGTTCGCGCCTAACGCGTTGAGGTTGTCAGCCGCGTTATTCGCGGTTTCGGTTGTGGCAGCGAGGTTTGTTGCGGTTGTGTCTATTTTGTTTTTGAGTTGTGTTGCGGTTTTGGTGTCGGTTACGCCTAATGCTGTCAGATTTTTGTTGTTGTTTTGTGCTGTTTCTAGCGCTTGCGTGGCTTTACCGCCCGCAGTGTTTGCGTTAGTGTTGATCTTGTATAAGTTATCGTCGATAATGTTCATTGACGCGTTGTATTGGTCATTGAGGTTGGCCGCGTCGCCGTTTTGATATTTTTCGAGGTTGAAGTTTGTTGTGTAGTTGGTCATGTTAGTTGTTCTTTCTGAGGTTTGTTGGGTGATTTATTTCTTCCTGTACTTTTAGTTGATGTATTACGCGGTCTAGTATGCGCATTGCGGCGTTGTATCCGTCGCGTAGGTCGGCTAGGTCGCCGGTTTCGTATAGTGGCAGATGGTAGAACGAGGTTTGTGATGCCATGATTGTGTGCCTTTACTTGGTCGGTGGAATTGGATAACCCTCGGCGGTTTTTTTGAGTTTGCTGAGGTCGGTGACGGTGAATATTTCCGTGCCGGTGCGGTTTAATATGTGGTTGAGAGTGGTTCCAAGTGATCGCGCGTTAGTTCCGGTCAGGCCTAGCGCTTCTATGAATGCGGCTAGGCCGTCCGGTAGCACGTTGTTGTTCAATGCTAGGTCTGCTTTATCGCTGACGCTTTTTATTGCCGCGTCGATTTTATCCATTGACGCGTTGTATTGGTCAAGTAGATTTGCGGGGTTTCCCGATTCGTATTTTTCCAGTGCATAATTCGTGGTGGTGGTGGTGGTGTTGACCATGATTTATCCTTTCATGCTAACGGCGGGTATTGTTCGCCGGTGGTTGGATTAGTGACGCGTGGCGTGTCGTCATTGAATATGGTAAGGTTGCCGATTGCGGGTGTTTCGTCCGTTCGGTGTTCGGCTAGTTTGCCGGTGTTAATATCGGCTATTTGCGTGACTCGTGCGCCGTACACTGCTAGTTCGCGGTACAAATCGCGGAGCGCGGTTTTACTGTCAGTATATTCGCCTTTTGTGATGTTCCATATTAGCTGTGTGTCTCCTATGTGGTCGATTTGTTCTTGCAGTTGCGCTATGGCCGTACCGTAGTCGTTTATGTGCGCTTCAATGTTTTTTATTCTTGTATCGTAGTCGTTCAATGTTTTGTTTATGTCGGTTACGATTTCGTCAAGATATGCCGTTATGTGGTCGATTTCGCACGCAATGTATTTTATTATTTCCTCTTGACTTTTGGCGTTCCAATAGAACGCGGGTATTGCGGGTGTGTACGGCCATACCGAGAAAAACGGGAGTAGTGGAAACATGTGTATTATCCTTTCAATAGTTGTTTATGTTTACCGTCCATAATGGGCTAAAACAACGTTCAAGATGGTCGAGCAACAATACGTCAATATCGACGTATTCGCCGTTGCGTATGCGATTGACTTTGTCCATGAAATTACCGTTGGCGATTGTCTCGTATTGGTTGTCTGTCGCGTTGCTTGCGTAGTCTTGGTTTTCGGTCAATTGCGTTGCGGGAAAATCGGAAAACACGGTGCGCATTTTATGCCATGTGTCCATATCGGATAGCATGACGCCCGAGTTGCCGTCAACGGCTGCGTACAATGGTTTCAGGGTCGGCATTATTTCAGCTATCAATCGTAGGAAATGCCGTTTCCAGCGGCTTGCGGGTAATACGCCTAGTTCGCGGTCATAGAAACGGTTTTCGATTTTCTTGCAGCAGCGCGTGTATTGCGTGTCATCATATGCGACGTCCCGCCATGACCACGCGGCATTATCCCAGTCAATACCGCCCGGCACATCGAGCAATTCGCCAAACGTGTACGTCATCACGCCATGGAAATCGTCGCGCGATTCACATGGCTGATAATGGTTTATGTCATTCTGCATTGTCATCGTCGTTCATTCTTTCAACGTCCGTCAAGTAAGCGTAGTTGCGGGAAACATTGTCTTCGTTCCATACAACCTGTATCGGTTCCTTGAGATATTTTCTGAATCTTGTGTTGAGTATGTCGCACGCGGCACGCCGTTCCTCTAATTCGCTGAGCGCGCGCAAATCGGACGGTTCGCCGTAATCGTTTATTTCGTCGGCGGTCTGCCGTTCCATTTTCAACGGAAGATTTTTAATACCAAGCGATTGATAGAACGCGTTCCAAGTGTTCTGAATATCGTTCTGCAATTCCATGCCGATATATTCGACATTGGTTTTCAACACGTTTGCTTTCATCGAATCTGTGAAACCCGGTGTCGCCATGATAGCCATTTCACCGCCTGAAATTTGCTTGATAACGTTGACGCCAGCGGTTTGCTGTCCGGCTGGAACCTCAAGGATAAACGGTGTTTTCTGATTGAAACGGTTTTGCCGCCGCGTCATGTACAAATCTTCAATTTCATGCGCGAAAAATTCGATAGTCGGAATGAGTGGCGTGCGTGCGCGGTTCGCGTAGATGAACACGCCATTTGAATTGTTCACCGGAAAACGCCAGCCGTTGATGCCGTAACTATCCCATTTCTTCGGTTTGTAATAGACATTGAAATTCGATGTAGTCACCGCTTGCGTGCTGAAAAAAACACCTGGCTTACTATGCGGGAACGCGATTGTGGCGTAACCGAAATATAACAGATTGTATTCGAGAAACCATGCGTCGCAAGTTTTTGGCAGATTAAGCCACTTGAAACGAGATAATGCGATATTCAACATTTGTGAATACGCCATCGAATACGCTTGCGAATTGAGCGCTTGCGATTGCTGCCACATCGGTGCGCCGCGTTCACCAATTTCCGCACGTGTCAACGGCCTTTTATGCGTGCGTTTACGTCCCATACTTTCCCACCTTATATAATATTGTCGTGTACGAAGTCGCCGCCGACTTCCTCGGGCCTGTTCCATATTGTAACACCGGAACTGAAAATATCCCTGATTGTCTGCAATTGTTCGTTTTGCGCAAGCGGGCATAGCGTCCATATGTCGGCGGTCTGCCAATACGTGAAATGCTTGCAAGGCGTCAACAGCGGTCTATTGTAGAGTTTGTTGCTTGCGATGCCATAGCGCAGCATGTAATCGCCCGCCGCCGCTATCGCACCATTGTCTTCGGTGACGATTTTAACGGTCATGGTGTCAAGCCCCGTAGCCTGTCTGAAATTGTCGCCGCCATATGCGCCAACGGGCTGCGCGGCATGGTTGAGCAAGTCGCGCCATGCGGCGTTAACGTTGGAACGCGTGTTTACCATGACACGTTTCGCGTTATCCACGCTCTGATTGCGTGACGCCGACGCATTCGTGTTCGCCGTGTTCGCGCTTGTGGCGGTCATGTCGGTTGCCGCGCTTGTGGCGTATTCGTTGTTACGGTTGGCCTGCGTGTTCGCGCGAGTTGTCACGTTGGTTGCTTGCGTTATCGAATGCTGTGTCTGTTCGCTGTTCGCTCTGTTTGCATTTTTCGCTTTCGCATTGGCGACATCGTTGGACGTGCGGTTGAGTTCTTTGTTATTGGTTATGGCGATACCGGTATTGTACCCTTGCAACGCGGCGCTGCCGATAGCCATGGAACCGGTTACTAACGGTGCCGCCGCGCCACCGGTGCCGATTACTAGCGCCGCCCCGGCCATTGTGCCTATCGCGCTAGCGACGCTTGACAACGCTTGTGTTTGAGATCCCTCTATAAATGCCCTGTTCTGCAATGTGTTGTCCTGACCAACATCAAGATTTATCTTGATTGTGGCAGTGTTTAAATCATCGTTCTGCCGCGTGGTTGAATATGTCAGATTATCAGTGCGCACACTATTGGCTTCATCTTTCACCGCGGTGTCACGCCGATTAGCACGCGCTGTGTTCGATACCGCTGCGGTGCTGCTGCGATACGTGTTGTCTCGTGCCGTGTTTGTTGAGCGTGCGCCGTTTTCGTACGATATAATGGCGTTTTCGCGTGCTTGCGCGACTTCTCGGTTGTATGCGTCGGCGCGGTGCGCGTCGATTGCGCGACGTTGCAGCGCGTATGTCGGTATGTCGTGCGATATGAGCGTTTTGAGCACGTCCGCGTTCGGCACGTCGGCGGTAATGTTGGTTCCGTTGATGGCGTTAATGCTAATTGACGTATCGCCATCGCTTCCAACTCCGTCAAGCCATGCGATTTGACGCACTATCGGATAGCTGAGGGATGTGATTGTCTGCACCGAGAGTTGACCGCAATCGGCTATTTCCACACGGATTTTATTTCCGATATTGTCGGAAACCTCTAAGTACGCGTAGGGTGCAAGATACAGTCGTGTTATTTGCGCGTATTCACTAGCGTAGCCGAAATCATCGATAGTCAAATCAATATCGGATATTTTTGTTCGTGCGCCGTTGACCGTATGCCATTCGACACCATTCACGCTGACGGCATTACCAAGGTGCAGCATATTTGCGGTGGCTACGAACACCGCTGTAATCTGCGACATGATATGCGGATAATATGCGAAAAGCGTGTCGAAATAATCGCCTGATATTTTGGACGATTCGAGCGCGTACATGGTTACGTTGCTTGCAGTGAGATTGTCAACGGAATTATACGATGTGCCCGCGCCGGTGACGTTTGACGTGTAAATGTTTCCGGCACCCCATGAAAAACCCGTTACCGTGCCGTCGTTATTGCTGTATGTCGGTTCAGTGTCCGTAATGTTCGTACCCCGCACGCCACTCATGGTTTGCAATTGTGCGGGCGAAAACGTTGCGGCCACACAGATGTATCTTGTACCGTTTTGCAGATTAACCGGCGTGCTTTTCCTGATATTCGATGCAGCATTGCCATAATCAACGTCGGGCAGCGTGAAATCACGGCAATTCGCGCGCGGGTTTTTCAACAGTTCTTGCGGTGTCATTTCCGTTAACGGGGCGTGTCCGCGCAACAGCAGCAGACCGTTGATTGTGGTGCTGTTGATATAGTCCGTCCATACGTCACGTATAAGCGTGCATGTTGTCGTGTTCGGCGCTTCCGCGCGTACGGAAGTTATAAAAAAATGATAACGTGTCTGTACGTCGGTTTTTTGATACGGCGTATTGATAATGTCGTGTGAAAAGTCAACGACAATGTAATTATACTGTTGCGCCGTCATGTAGGGGATAGGCAATTTTATGCCGTCCGTGTCGGCACGTGCGATATACATGTTCGTTGTCAGCTTGACGGCTTCACCGTCTAGGTTGTCAAACCATTCGTTTCTTGTGGTGTCATCGGGGAATTTCACAACGTCGTGGTAATCATCGTACCAATTCACGCGGCACAGCTTGATTGCCGTGTTTGGCGTCCAAACATTGTAGTCGAAAACGTTGCGGTACTGACCGTACACGCGCGTATTCGCATCGGGGTACGCTGTTGCGTTTTGCAGATGTGGAAAATCCATATCGCGCCCTTTCCTATATATGAAAAAATGAGTGGTGTTTCATGTGAAGCACCACTCATTTTATATCATAGTCGTTTTCAGACTATTCGACGGTGAACTTGCATGTCGCGGAATGTTCCGTAGTCTCGCCGTTCGGATTGACATACGTGGCGGTGCCCGTCACGGTAATGACATCACCGGCCACAAGACCGTCACGCTGAATATGCAAGCGTGCTTGGTCATCAACGAACGTGTTGACGTTGAGGTCGAACGCCGCGCCGGGCGTATCACCGCCGCTTGCGGCATGGTTCGCCGCAACCTCGTATGTCGCCGCGTCCGGTGCCACCTGTACGGCGGTGCCGGTCGGCTCGACGGTGGCGGTGAGCTTGGGCGTGAGCTGCAATAGGTCGCCCGCCTTGACGTTGTCCGTGGTCGGTGTCAGCGTGAAGCCGGTCACGGTCTGCGTCACGACATTGATGGAAGTGCCCGCGTCGGTGGTGAACAATGCGCACGGCGTGAACGGTGACACGCCGTAGATTCCCCAGTGGTTCAAATACATGGTGTTGCCGAGTGTCTGCGGATTGTAGAACTGCGTGGTGCCGTACATGGTGTCCCGCACCTGATACCAATCGGTGGACACAAGCAACGCCACCGCACCCGGAATGCCGAGACTCGGCACCTGAATGATGCGATAGGGCACTTCGGCCTTGTCCAGCTGGAACACCGCGCTCAATGCGTCAACGTCAAGGGACGCGAGATATTCCGGCTCAATCAGCAACACCATTTGCTGCGGATTAGCGTACGCCGGAATGTCGGTGACGTTCAGCGCGTTGTACTGGGTGCTCGGGAACTGCATACGTCCCGCCGTGGAACGCAATGCCTTGAGCAACGTCTTTGCGGTTGTTTGGTCGCTCGGCACCGCGTCCAAATGTACCTTGTAGAAACCAAGATTCTGCTCGTAATGACGAATCAGCGCAAGCATGATGTTCATTTCATCGTAATTATCGCTGTTGCGCGGTGTTTCCATAATCTGCGCTATGAAACGGTTCAAACCGTAATCATCAAGAAACGCCTGTCGCAATTCGTCCTGAGTCCATGATATTGGATATTGGTCCTTGCGGTTCATTTCATAGAACCACACCGCCGCTTCCGGGCGGTGCATCTTCAAAAGTTCTTCGGCGTCATCCTTGTACCCGTGCGCCTTAATCCACTTGACGGCGATTTCCTGTACGGTCGAACCCCAGTACAAGTTTTCCTTTTTGAAAACCGCCAACGGGTTTTCAAACGACGCGTTCTGCGCCATCACGGTAAGCCCGATACGATTGACCATGCTCCAAACACAGTCGTTAAGGTACTGCCGATTCATGGGGTCGAACAGATATCGCATGGTGTTCGCCACACCGGTTTGCGTTGCGCTCGGAACACGCTGCTGGTAATCGTCGGTGCCCTTGAGCCGTACTTTATCCAAAATTGTCGCGTTATCCACTGCCATGATTCATCCTTTCTTTCAGAGTGCGTAATCGAGGTTTTCCAAGTCTTCCGCCGCGGCCTGAGCGATTGCCTCCGCCACGTCATCGTCGTTTTCCTTGACGGTCGCGCCGTTTTCGACCATCTGCGCAACGGAATCGGTGAAATTGTCGTATATGCCGTCGATTCGTTCGCTGATTGCGTCCGTGCGGTCGCTGATTGCGCTCACTTTGTCCAGCACGCTGCGCAGCATGTCGCGCAAATCATCGAACTCGCCTACGCGGTGCGTTTCGTCGGCGGTGTCCCTTTCCTCAGGGTTTTCGTCATCCATTATTTTTCCTTTCATATATGAAAAAAGTCGTACCGGCGAACGAATACCGAACCGGCACGACTTAAGAATAACACACTTGCGACATGATTCACAGCGACGAACGGCGCGCTTTTCCCTCACGGCCATATCATTGGCGGAGTCAACCGTGGTTATCAACGATAATGTTTTAACATTCTCGCTGTAACACCTCGCGTATGCCGCGTTTATTTTACACCGAAATTTCTGAGCATTTCACTCACGGCGTGTTGCGTTTCCACCATATCATAGCGTAAATATCCCAGCGCGTAATATGACGTGAGATTCCTAATCAAATCTTTCGCCATGTTCGCGGTGAGATAGTTCAATTTGTTGTCATCCCTTGTGATTGCGAAATACGGAACATGCGCACCGCCATCGTATTTTGAGGATACGAAGACGTATCCACAACGCAAATCAACATAGACGCCGTATTCATGCTGCAACCATCGGAAAACATACGTAAGTTTTGCATGTCCGTGCGGTTTTTCGATGAAATCAGTGTCATGCCGTTTGAACCTGTTTTTTGCGGTCATGTCATCGTTGTTCTTCAACATGCGGCCTGATACTGTATTCTTCGTTTTCTGTTCGGCGTACGCGTCATCCCGTACATAGTCGAACAGACATGTTTTGCCGCCCAGCCATTGCAAACCGAACTCGGGCTCCAACGGCACGTCATAATGTTGGAAATACGGGTTGAACGCGTCGCAAGCATTACCGAGCAGAAATATTCTCGGTTTGCGTAGTTCCGTATCGTCAGCACGTTCGCGCGTGACGGTATCCACAAGTTTCGCCAATTGCTCGAACTCGTTTTTCAGATACGTGTGATATCTATCGTCGTTATCTATGATGATTTCATCCATGCAAATGTTGCGCACGTTAACGTATGTGCTTTTCTTTTTCTGCTGCTGCAACGACAAAGGTATAAAATATCCTATTGTTTTCCATTCGTTTTCTTTCTTACCGGTTTTCTTTTTACGAATTTCGGCTATTTTATTGGTTGTCCGAAATTCATAATCTGGAAAAATGTCATCTTGTACGATACGACTGAAATAATTCGCCGCGACATCGTTGTTTTCCTCACGAAAGCGTGTAACTTCAACGAAACAGTACCCGTTTTTCAGATAGTCTTCTATCATGTATTTTCGCACGCCGTATGTTTTGCCTAAACCACGCGCGCCGATAATCATGTTCACATCTGCGTTCCGCGGCAATATCAACGTCTTAAGCCGGTCATAATAATATTTCGCCATCAATACTCACAATCATAGGTTTACCGTCACGTACAATAAGTTCGCGCGGTGTCGTTTCCACATTTCTATCATACATGTTTCTAAGATATGTCAGATTCTCGCCGTTCGCCTGTTTGTCCGATTCGCCCAGCCATCTGCCGGACGGATACAACGCTATCGCTTCGGGCGCGTCAACATGATATGTCGCGCCCTGATAATCGGTGACGGTGCCGACGTACCTATCACATACATGCGGTCGGTTGCGTTGCAACGTGTGGCAAATATCATAATCAACCAACACATCATAACCGAGTGACATTTGTACGGTTTCCGCGAAACCGTGCCCCGCACGCATGACATCGGCAATAAAATCCTCTATGGTGTACATGCCGTCCGGTCGCGGGAGTCCCGCGCAAGTGACATGCACGCGCCCGTTCTTGTCCAAACTGACGCGTGCCTTGTTCCACAATTCCGCATGTTCGACGTAACGAGTGGTGCCGCCACAGTCCTCTACCTCGAATTTTCCGATATGCTCCAACGTTGACGCCATATCGGGCGCGGTGTTTCGGACGCGCCGCATGGTGCAGTTGATTGCGTTTTCTATCGCGGTATGCAGCGGTTCGAGCGCAGCCAATAGTTCCGTGTCGGATACGTCATCGGCGCAGCTGATTTTCAGACTATCGGTATCGCCGCCCGTGACGATGACGCGATCGCCGAAACACCGATATATCAACATCATGGCTATCAAAAGATGCATTCTGCTACCCGCTACGATCCGCATACCGTACGTATATAGAACACGTGGCGTCTTCGGACGCTTTTCCGCGAAATTCTCGGAAGTGCAAACCGTGGCTTTATCTACTTCAAGCTCGCCGGTTTCCGTCACGCGATAATCGGCTTTCATCACGTCTTGCGCTTGCGTGCCATAGATTCCATTGAACTGCCCTTTAACGGTGCTGCCGTAATATGATTGCAAAAATTTCATACTTAATTCACCTGTCCTCGCATCATGCGCGATACCCTCCGGTATCGATTCAGGAATATCCCCCGCGTACGGCACACCCTCGGTATACGTCTTGATAAGGTTTTTCACGTCGGTTTTTCGTGCGAAAAGCATGTTGGATTGTAAGGTAACGTAATCGGGTGGAACAATCGTCTTAGTAGTCGCTTCACCGTATAATACATGCATTTCGTCAAATGCGTACACTTGTGCCACGTTCCACAATTCGATTTCATTGACATGCAATATGCATTCGTCCGCGCGATACAATTTGCCGAACGCGTACGTCGGGTTAACGGCACTGTCAACGTATCCGTGCGCCCTGACGCTGTTTTCCTGTGTTTTCGCACGTTCGTTGTTGCTGTAATCGGTGTCCGCTTGCAGCGTTTTCACAAACTTAGAACGCGGGCATATCGCAATGCCCCACGTATCGAAACATGTATTTTTACGCAACCTGAGATTAACGAATCTCACCGCCGCATGCAATCCCGTAAGAAACGGGTCATCATAATTCGCCAATACGTCTTCAAGCGACGTATTAACAATGCGTTCGCATGCGATTTGCAAAATATCCGTAGGTGTTGGCGCGAATTTCACCGGCAATCGTCGCCCGTTGATGAACGCGTGATGCATCGATGTGACATCCAAGGACGCGACGTTATCCACGACAACGCTAGCGGTTTTAGCACTCGTAAACGTTAAACCGCCACGGAAACATGCCTTGCGCAATGCATAGGACTCATAGTTTTTCGGAAACTCCTGATTGCACGTCATCTCGAACGCGCGTTGCAATGTGATTTTCTTATCACCTTGCAACGTGATACGTCGCCCGCCAATCTCACGCCGCGCCATCTGCCGCACAAGTGATGTCTTGGTAAGCACGCGGCACCCCAGCATGTCCGGCGTAAGCCAATGGTTAGCGCGTAATAGCCATTGCAAGTATTGGGGTATCACTTGCACATCACGTCGTGCGTAAAACATTTCCTCTTCGGTCAACGGGGTTTCGGGCGTGCGCACAAGCGAGTAATTCCAATCGCCCACGGCTTTCGGCAATCCGCATGTTTCGCCCATCGCACGCAAACCGCCCATTTCCAAGTAAAACGTATCCCAAAAACGACATACCACGGTATCGTTAACAAGCAAGTCAAGCGTATACACGCTTGTGGCCGTCTGCGCGTTAGCGGTAATCGTATACGACTGCGCCAATTCCAACATGAGAGTTTGCATGTCGAACATGAGGTTATAGGCCGCGATTATCGGAACATAACCGTGCGCACGCCCATATTCGATAAGATTGTCAATATAGGTCAACGCTTCGGCCGTGTATCGGTAAAACCGTACATCGTCCGTATCGGGGATGTACGATTCCAGTGGCGTGTCACGCAAATCGTTGAAAATGTACAATATCGGGTATGCACGCGTTTCGGTACCCGTGCCGATATTCGTTGTTTCGGTGTCGAATATTGCCGCTACCTTAAATTCTCTGCGTTCTTTCATCGTATCACGTCGGGTGAAACCGCTAGCAACCATATCGGGCTTCCGCCGTCAACGTCCGTATAATCCTCCAATTCGCCCGTATGCGTTTTCATACGTTCGGCATACCGCAACGCTTTTTCATTTCGTTCCATGATAGTATCAAAAAGTTCGCTTAGCGAATTAGCGTCATACGCTTTCATGATGGCTTCTAGTCGTTTGTTCGGCGGCACGTTCGATTTCTGCCATATGTTTTGTGTGTATCGCCAAAACACCTTGACTTTTTCCCGTCCAAGGTCGCCCAGTGCGCTCGGCATTCCCTTGGATGCCATGCGCATTTCTTCACGGAAGATATGGAACGAACGGGCACGCTCCCTCGCACGCCCTTTGCCGCCGCGCACGTCGTCCACCTGTTGCACAAGTCTATCGGCGGTTTCGTTCGCACGCTGATACAGTTCGTCACGCATGACGCTATTACGGACACGGCCAACATACGTGTGCTTCAACTGCGTTTCAAGCCGTTGAATGTAAGCGCGCCGTGCGTTCGCTTCACTTTCGGGCATGGTGTCGGTAATGCTTTTTTTCAGACTGTTTATCGCGCGGCGCACACGTTTGCGTTTCGCGGTCAATATGTCCGCCTGTTTATGCGCTCTAGGCATGTTCACCACCTTATAAAAAAGTGCCATAACGTATTATGGCACTTTTTTTGTTTCATTCCGAACTACTTGATTTCAAGCGATTTCGTAGAACGGCCACCACCAAGCGCGGTCTGCTTGACTGCAACTGTGATACCGTCCGGCGCGTTGAAATCGGGGAACATGTCGTAGATATCCAACACGCTGCGGTAGATTCCCTGTGACTGACTGAAATACGTCTTACCGTCTTTTCCGAAAAGATAGACGTTTGCGCATTTCTGCCCGGTCTGAGAACGGACGCCTGGCGCAATGTAAGCGCCGATAACCGTCAATGATTCCGCCCCGTGCCCGTTCAGCGACAACGCGCTGTTACGTGCGTTGACGATGGCGCGTTTTCCCTCGAACGTGCTGTTGTCCATCGTGCAAATATAACGATAGTTGTCGGCGGTGTTCTGTGCGGTTTCGTTCGCGGTGGTTTCGTTCATCTGTTCGTTTTCCTCGTTCATTTCAGTTCCTTTCAGAATTCAATATCTTTGTCGTTATCGTTGTCAGTATCGTTGTCGGTATCGAGACCGGTTACGTCAGTTGCGACATGTTCCGCGTGCTCAATGAACGTATCAACGTCCATGACATACGTGTTCTTGTTTACGGTAATATCGTCAACCAAGATATTGACGATACCGGCGTCCATAAGCACTTTAACGGCCATTTCAACATTACGAACGTTTCCGTTAGTGTGAAATGTCTGTTCCACACCGTCACTGTCATAATAGCTTATGGTGCTGTCAGCGATTACCTTACGAATCTTTCGCATGTTTGTTATCCTTTGTATCTGTTTTATTTTCTGTCAACCATTTTTGGCGACATAAATATTTATAGCACAAAAATCGGCGTGCGCAAAAAGCAACACGCCGATTATTGATATTGATTCTCAATAACGCAAAATCTGCCCCGGATAAATCAGACTCGGATTAGACAAACCGTTAAGCGACGCGACACGCGCCCAATCTGAACCGAACACTGCCCACAAACTATCCCCGGACACAACCGTATACGTACGCGCCACAGTCGGCTGCGTAGCCACACCACCGCCATAGCACACGGTTTCACCCGGATAAATCATAGCCGGATTGCCTGACACATACCCGTGCCACGACTGCCACGGCAACAGTCCGGTACGCGCGGCAATGCCCGACAACGTATCACCCGGCATAACCACCACGCAAACCGACTGTGACGTATTTCCGCCGGTGTTCGTTTTTCCCGGCGCAGACACATTCGCGCCGTCGCCACGCGCGTATGCGTCCCACTGCCAACGTTCGCCCCGGAAATAATTCAAGTCCAATCGTCCGGCATAACCCGACACATATCCGTTCGACGTATACTGACGCATGGCTTCACCATACGCCCCATATAACCACGGCGTTTCCTGATAGCCGGTTACGTTCATCGACGCGTACTGCGCAACCCATACGCCGCAATGCTCCCGCACGAACGAAGTAAGCTGTCCCAGCGCTGACGCCTGAACATACACAATCGGCCACACCCGCGTACGGTCATGCACGCGACGAATCCACGTTTCAAGCCACATACCATTACCAAACTGCGGATTGTCCTGAGATTCCCAGTCCAAAACAAGCACGGCATTTCCGACATATCCACGCACGTTGTCTACGAAAAAGTCAGCTTCCGCGTTCACGTCATGCCCCATCGCGTAATGATATACGCCGATGCTTTTGCCGCTAGCCATTGCACGCCCAAGTTGATAGTTCGCTGCTTGGTTCACACCGTTAGTCAGACACACGTTGTTGAAACCGCCGATACCCCATGTAGCACCCGCCACGACAAAATCAGCGTCAAGCGCATACGTATCAATATCACACTGCCAATTGCTCACGTCAACACCGCGCATGTCCGCGCTTGCAGATGGCACAAAAACCAAGGATAACGCGCATACGCACGCCAATACGCTACGCCACATTCGTATCATCACTATCTCCCTTATTATGCTTGAGCAATGCAATAAGCTCTTCAGTCAGCACATTGTTTCTAGTCATCAAATCATTAAAATTACTGAACGACGTACCAATAAACCACGCCATAGCGCAACACGCGACAATCGGAAAACCCACACTCCCGACAACGGCTGCAATCGAACTAATATCCATCAAAAAACACCTCACAAATAAAAAGGCCATGACACATCGAACGACATGCCATGACCCAATATATCACAATCACGTAGCCTATCCGGGACTTGAACCCGAGACACACATCTTATAAGGATGCTGCTCTAACCACTGAGCTAATAGGCCATAACCTCACCCCCCTCCCACAAACCACGCCGCATCAAATCAACAATATCACGACAATACGCAAACACATAATCAGATACGGTCGAATCACATGCAAACCATTTCGCATTCATAGCAACAATCTTAGTGCAACGTTCGCCATGAACCCTATAACCTTTAATATAGTCGCATTTATTACGCTTGCAATGCATGGTTAATCCCTCTCTAACAAAACTGTGTTAGCCAATTCGATAGCATCGGTCAGAATATCGCCAATCTGTATATTGTCACCCGCATCATACGAACTTAAAGCTGCCGCATCGGTCAACCCGTCCAGCGTGTAAAATCGAATGTTATAACGCAATTCATACACGTCGCGATGTGCACAATACCACAGTTCAATATCACCGTTCTGCAACGAAGAGTGAAACGTGGCGATTTTCCTATCATCCTTAATCATTACAAGCCCTTTCGCAATCACCTGTTAATCCGATACCCCAAACATACAGCACCCGGAACATAAAACACGCCATCGTCAAGTACATCCCTAAGCCCGTATGCGTCAACGCAATCGACAAACCGAAGTTCCATCAAGCAATCGGACGCAATATCGACAAAATATACGAACACATCATAAATACTATTCACGTTAAAATCAATTGAATTAGACAATACTTCAAGATTCATGAAACTCATTTTAATCACTCCTATTTTCAATAGTGTTTATACTATCACTCTTCAATATACCACACCGCAAAACATGACACGCCACAACCGCACCGTCTTCTCACGCTCACTTCCGCGTACCACAC